CGAAGAAATCCGAATAATAGCGGGCAAGCGCGCAAGCGACAAGATAGCAAGCGAGCATTTAATGCCGTGTCCACGGGAGCGCCATATTTAAAACTAACAAGCGCAAGCGAACAGAAGGGATAATATGACGAAAAAAAAATACTTTTATACTTACGATGAATATTCACAGGACACTAGAAGTTATGAGATTGAAAGTGATGTAAAACTAACAAAATCAGAAGTGCAAGACCTAGCTTTAGGGTGTACTATGGAAGAAGGCTCAACGAATTCTGATAAAAATAGCAAAGCTACTTTTAAAGGTACTGATTACGGCGATGACGCGCAAGTAGAATACGGCGGGGAGTTTATTGAAAACGATGATGAATAATAAAAAAGAAATAGATACAGACAACGAGTTAGAAAAAAACTATGAAAAATTGTATGAGTGGTTAAAGACTTGCCCGTTAGAGTGGCAGGAAGTCGGACACCCCTCAAGCGACCTAGCCACAGTTAATTTTACATTAATAAAAGATGAATAAGTGGGAAACCTTAATAAGGTTTAATCACTATGTATGGTGCAAAGCAAATGGCCGAGATATAAAGTGGTTTGAAACCGACAAGCGCAAGCGACAAGCGGGAAGGCCCAAGCGACAAGCGAACGCGCAAGCGACTAGTAGTCTTTGATATATCCAGGTGGTAAAATTAATCTTTCTTCTTTGTTTGGCTTAAGTACAACTCTAATAGACTCAGCCCCAGGCGTGCCTATGGCATGCTCCTGTACTTCAATTCTTTTTATCTCTTCAAGATAACCGTTAACGTGAATAAATATTTTAGCATTGGACACAGCATTACCTTTACGTCCATTAGTAAATTTATCTAAATATTCTTGTAAGTGTTTAACGTACATATTTCTTTATATTCCTTGACATAATAGGATTGTTCCCTTAAATTGTCAAGTATGGGTAGACCTAAAAGACTAACAGAAATGCAAAAAAGATTTGCAGAACTCATCGTATTCGGTGGGCCTGATGGATATATGTCTCAAACAGAAGCGGCGATTAAAGCAGGTTATAGTGAGAAGAGAGCTAGAAGTGAGGGATCAGAATTAATGAACCCAAGAACATCACCACTTGTTGTTCAATACATAGATAAATTAAAACAAGAAAGACTAAGTAAGCATGAAGTGACTTACGAAAAACATGTTGCTGAGTTAGATAGGATCAAGGAACAAGCACTTAAAAAAGGTTCATTCTCATCGGCTGTAAATGCTGAAACCAATAGAGGTAAAGCGGCCGGATTATACATTGATAGGAAGATAATTAAAACAGGTAAATTAGAAGAAATGTCTATTGAAGAATTAGAAGCTAACATTAAAAAGATTGAAGAAGACTACTCAGAAATTATAAACGTCACTCCTGAAACTAAAAAACTACAATAAATTAAACAACTTTATTTTTATTAGGCCCATGTTTTATTCTATACTTATGTGTGCCTGTACCATTAATATCAACTTCTTGTTTTAAAACCTTATTAAGAAATATTTCGTTCCAGCCGTTTTTGTAGGCTTCGCTTGGTGGTCTTGTTCTACCGTCGTATCTTTTGCCTTTTTCTCTTTTCATAAATCTTCCTCTTGTTTAGGTAGATAAACATCGACTGCCGCTTGACAATTGGGACAACTTAAATTGGTAACCATACTATAAAACTCATCCTCATCTTCAATGTCGTGATCTCCACCCCATATTAATTCTGTTTGACAATGCCAACAATTCATATTTTTATCTTTTCCATTTTAGATATTATACATTTTGGAAACACATTTCTATCAGAAAATACGGCAGCATCACTGTCATAAGATGCAAATGTCCACACATGTTTTTTATCTTTCTCAAACACATAAGCTTGTGTAATCATGGTAGCCGGAGTTAAAGATTTCATTTCATTGGCATCTGCATGCCCGGAATCACCGCACGGATCGATCCAAACTATTTTATAGAAATAATATTTTTTGTTGCCGATGATGGCATGTTTGTATTTAGATTTTTTTCTTCTTTTTGCCATAATCTTGCCACATTTGAGTTTACCGATACCTAAAAAGGAATTTATATTATAGTGCGCTTAAAACAAAAAATCCATGAAAAGGTGTCGGCATGGTCAAAATACCCCTAAAATGAGCTTAAAACCGTTGGTATTACTCACTTTATTTACCGACACTTTGGGTGTCGGCAGGGTGTCGCCGCGATATCGCGGTCAAAAATGCACATGTACCACAGGTTGAAAAACAGCTAAAAAACCCAAAATGGACAGCATTTACCGACACTACCGACACCTTGCCGACCCCTTCCCGACACCTTGGGTGTCGGCATTTCCTGTCACAATCCTGCCACATTCTTGCCACATTTACGTCTTAATTTTACCTTTAATAAATTCTTCTGCAGTCACCTGAACCGTGGTCCCTGCTCCATTAACCAACTCATAATACTCATTGATCCGCTCCAAGGCCTTATGTTGATACTTCTTCAACTCAAATCCACCAATCTCAAACTGTTGGTAATATAAATCCGGCGTGCACATCATGATCACAAACTGTTCTACCTTAGATTTATAAACATAGTTATGTGCCATCACATACATAGCACCTTGCAAGAAGTAATCCTGGACCCATTCGACCCGTTTTGGACGATTCGATTGCTTAAAGTCTACAATAGACTCTTTTCCATTAAAACTACATACAAGGTCCGTAGAGCCCGCGTAAAGGCCCGGATAGTAAAGGGTTACCTCCGACCCATAATACCCATCAATCGCTAAAAATCCGGTATCTATGACCTTCTGAGCCATACTTTTAGCCTTCTGTCCTAGATCAGTCATATCCTCATAACCTTTACCCAATACATAGTTCTCTAAGTATTTGTGCATAGAAGTTCCTCGACTCGATGATACATTTTTAATACGTTCCGCCTCAGCTTCACCTACCTTAGCTTTCCATTCTTTTAAGAACGTTTGATCCTTGGTCCGTGATAAAATAGTCGTGACACTAGGTAATCTAATACCGTGTACATCATAGGTTCGTGGTCCTTCACCATTGATTTGTCTAAAACTACTATAACTATACTTATCTAATTTCTTTATCATTTGTTTTTTCATAATGGTTAATAATTTTTGTTAGTTCAATCCTTTTCGTTAAGGCATGAGGAGCTATAACCTTTGCTATCTCATACGCATCTCTAAAACCTCTTCGCCATCGATACTGCATCTTATGTCCACGTCTTGGTTTCTCTCTAAGATTACCACCGAACGTATCACAACACCACTCCACCGTAGGTTTATCGGTCATAACTATTTCCATTTGTATACGCCAACACTTATATCTTCCATGGGGTTTATTTGCCCAATATTTTTTGTAAGTGATATTTCCCTCACCATCAAACAAACCTGCAAGATAAGCAAATTTATTTTTTATATCCTGTTCCATGGTCCCTGTTCCGCCAACGTTTGTTCCATGCATATACATTCATCTTACTACCAATAGATTCCATCCAACTTAATGGTACATCTACAAATCTTTTATATTTATATTTAATATCAGTTATTAAATCAGGTATTGTCTTCATTTATTTTTTTTCATAGTATAGGTAAAAAAATCATTTAACCCTTTGATTTCTTTAATTATTTTATAACGTTTTTTGGCTGGTTCACTGGTATACATTGCAGTATCATACACTTTTTTATCTTTATCATAAAAATAAACTACAGGTACTCCGATATTAGCTGTATCTTTATCACCTTTAAAGTTTTCGTTGACCGAATTTTCAATCTCTTCATCAGTTTCATGAACAAAATTAGGATTAAAAAACACATGTTCTGCAGTTAGTTTGTGATGATCTTTATTATAGCTTTTGAAAGATGTTTTCATAACATCTATGAAAGGTGTTTTCTTTAACAACCCATACTCTTTGTTTATCTTGTCGTGTACTATGTACATTATTTCTCCTTTATTATTTGCGTCACAGTTTGTGCAGGTCTTGACGGTTCACCTGATTCTATTAGAATTTTAATCATAATCTGCTTCTCCTGCAGTTAAATCAATCCAACTATATTTATAACATAACCTAGAAAGTAGATCCCATTTGCCTGTCTCTCTACATTTTTTAGCTATACATTTTATTCTAAATACTAATGCGTTTTTATTTTTCATTTCTTTCCCTTACTAAATAATTTTAAAAACTCAGTGTATGCTGTTCCTCCGTTATATTTTTCCTCTTTAAGATCTTTATT